CCAATCCTTGAAGGCATGAAGGCTGCCGACATTCAGGTGAAAATGCGCGAGGCATTGGCAGCGGCCTTTCTGGCCATCGAAACTGACAAATGGCAAAAGCAAACTACTGCGAAGAAATAGCGAGGCAGGCGATTGCGCCCAGGAGTACCGACCCACCGTGGCTGTGGGCCGAGAAGAATATTGTTGTTGATAAAACCAGCCCTTTCCCTGGCCGCTTCAATGCCAACATTGCGCCCTGGACAAAGGAACCCATGGAATGCTTTGCCGATAATCGCGTAAAGGACTTGTCTATTATGTGCAGCGCCCAAAGTGGCAAAACGCAAATGGTGATGACGCTGCTGGCCTGGTGCATTGCCGAGGATGCCGGCCCTGCAATGTGGGTGATGGCGGCACAGGACGAGGCCAAGACCTTTGCCAGGACAAGGTTGATGCCGACGCTGGAGAACTGCGAACCCGTGGCGCGACTGTTCCCGGCCGACCGGCACGCCAAGACGACGCTGGAAATCAATTTCGCCTCGATGCCGCTGGTTATCAACGGAGCGAACAGCCAAAGCAAACTGCAAAGTAAACCTGTGCGCTGGTTGTTTCTGGATGAGGTGCGGAACTATCCCCCTGGCGCTTATGAAATGGTGCTGAAACGCACGCGGGCATTTTGGAACGCACGCCGGATTATGATTTCAACGCCCGACCATGAAAACGACCATGTGCATCGTGCTTATATGGAAGGCGACAGAAGGATTTACAAAGTTGAATGCCCAGAATGCAAAGGCCGCCACGAGATGGCATTCGACCATATCAAATGGGATACAAACGGCGACACGTTTAAAAACGATGAATGGGATTATGATGAACTGGCCAAAACAATTCGCTACGAATGCCCAGAGTGCCAAGCGCCGTTTATTGACCGGCAAGACTTAAGAAAAAAACTTGCCTGCTCCGGCATTTGGGAGCGTACCAACCCACAAGCGCCTAGTGAACGTGTTAGTTTCAGATGGTCTGCCGTGCTGCCGCCATGGGTTGCGTGGCGTGACTTGGTTCAGGAATTTTTGCAGGCCAAGGCTGCGCTGCGAGTCGGCACGACTGTCCCATTAAAAGTGTTCAAGTGCGAATCGCTTGGCGTTCCCTGGATTGAGGAAATGGAGACGGATGACGAACTGCGCGAACTGTCGGTGCATGACGACGCATGGCCCTGGGTGGATGAGGACTTCCGCTTTGCAACCGTGGACGTTCAGCGCGATTTGTTTTACCTGGTCGTTCGCGCATGGTCGAAGGACGGCCGCAGCCGGCTGGTTCATTGGTCGAAGCCGTTGACTTTTGAAAGCATCGAGGAATTAAGGGTGCAGCATGAAGTGAAACCGCATCTGCTGTTCATTGACTCGGCCTACAACACGCAGAAAGTGTACGCGGCCTGCAAGCGGTTTGGTTATACTTGTATGCGAGGCAGCAAGCTCCGCGACTTCGCGCACAAAATGAAGGGCAACGAGAACGTGCGCCGCGCCTATTCGCCCAGGGTGTACGTTGACCCGGCAGTTGGAACCAAAAGTCAAGGCAGGGTGCGCCCTGTGTCGTTGTTCCATTGGAGCAACCCGACCGTGAAAGATGTTCTTTGCAATCTGCGTGACGGCAAGGGCGCAAGCTGGACGGTGCTGCCCGATGCCGGTCAGGAGTACGAGCTACAAATGTTCAGCGAGCGCCGGAAGGAACGCCACGACAAGGCCGGACAGGTTGTTTACGAGTGGCATCGAGTCGGCAAGCGGGCAAACCATCTTTGGGACTGCGAAGGGATGCAGGTTGCGGCAGCAATGATGGCGAAATGTTTGGCCGAGGTTGCCTAGTTTTTTTCAATTTTTTTTCAAAAAGGCCAAAAACATTAGGAAAAACGCGAAAACTTTTTTCAATTATTTTTCCAAAAAGGGTTGTAAAAAGCGAACTGTTAGCTTATTGTGTTTCCAGAGCGAGGGAATAAGCCTGAGCCTCAAATAAAAAAACATGAAAATACAATTCACAGACAGATGGGGAAACAAGGTAGGGCAATCAATGGAGGTAACTTATGTGCCTAATTTGGCAGACGCAAAATTGTGGATGGCATCATCCGAAAAGTTTTTGTTTGTAAAAGACGATTGCTTGAGCGGGGCTGAAATTTGCAACGTCGAAAAACACATAGACGCTATCGAGGACGAATTCGAGAGGCTTATTGAATTAAGCAAGCAACCGGCGACCGCATAAGCGGCGTTTAACAAACCAAGAAAGGAACAAACGAAAATGAAAAAAACAATCATTGGTAAAGTTGAACTAAAGAGAAACGGTAGTTTTAAAACATTCGTTTACGAATTAAACGGCGTAACGCTTCGCAAAAGCCACCGTTACTATCCGTTTGGTTTTCAGTACGGCGGTAAGGAATGGACATTCGGCAAAGCGCCGAACAACGTTTTGACAAAGCGATTTCAAACCGAGGTTTTCCAAGTGATATGGCAGGATGCTGCCATCGAGTTTTTGCCAGAAACAGCAAGAAGGGAGGCGAGCGCGTAAGCGCCGCCGCAAGTTGAAAACGCCTTGCCACTTTTGCGGTCATCCTTTTGACCAGGAATTGCTTGGTCGATATGGATGCTGCAACTGTCACGGTGAGGGACTAGATGAAAAACCAAATAAAAAGGAACAAACGAAAATGAAAATAGACAAACGAGGCGAGGAAGTCGTCTATATCACAATCAACGGCAAAACAGTTTACATCGATGACAGTACTGGCGAGCTAATCATTCAGGCATGGGATGAACAGACCGACGAACCAATAAAGCCGGCAATGTCTGAAATTTTTAAATAATGACAACAACCCACAAATGCCCGCATTGCAACAAGCCAATCAACATCGGCAAAATCCTTGGCAGCAAGAGCAGCGAAGCCAAGACCATGGCGGCAAGGGCCAACGCCAGCAAACCGCCAAGGGAGGGCAGCAGGCCACGCGGCCGCCCGCCGAAACCGCTTGACGATTCGCAGAGTTAATATTAGTTTAATTACGGTTTGGTTTTTTAGTTCACCTGTAACCACTACAACCAAGCGGCCTGGCCGGCTTCCCCTTCTCCCGCGCTGGGCCGTTTTCTTTGTCGCTTGAGATTTCCCGGCAAGGCCCGACTATTTTTAGCAAATGCGGGCAGAGGGTTTATTCCTGAATTTTACGACTAGCGAAATCACGACCATTCAGACCAAGGCAAAAACCTTGCTGACTGAAGGCAAAACGCTGATGAGCTACGGCATAGGCGGCCGGAACGCCACCAAGGCATTCACCCTCCCCATTGACCAGGTTTTGCGCGAATGCAGGTTTGCCCTGAAGAAAAAAGACCCGGCAACCTACGGCTATCTGTCAACCCGCACCTACGCCAAATTCAGAAATGCTTAAAGGTTTCCTGAAAAAACTTGGTTCCCTTTGGGAACCTCAATACCAGAGCAACCGCTACCGGCGGCCGCTGCGATACCTGAACAAGGACACAAAGCAGTTAATTCCGACCGGCACGCACCAGCAGCTTGTTTCTGCCGGCCGCTGGTTGTTTGGCAACTTCGCACCTGTCCGAGGCGCTTTACTTGAGCAATGCACCTACAGCGTGCAACCGTTCATTCCGCAGTATGTCGGCAAGGACTTGGATTGGGGCGTGCAAGCTGAATCCTGGCTGAATGATTGGCATAAAATCATGGACATTCAGGGGCGCTGCGATTTTGAAGAATTCCTCTATTTGTCGTTGCTATCGGTAAAACGTGACGGCGATGTCGGCGTGATGATGACCAGCACAAGCGGTGGATACCCTGCTGTGCAGTTAATCCCGGCGCACCGCATCGCCAGCAGAGTGCAAAAGCCCAATGAGCACAACGGAGTTGTGACCAACAAACAGGGCAGGGCCGTTGCCTATATGGTTGACGGCGAGCGCAAAGTCAGCGCCCGCGACATGGCCCTGTGTTTTTTTCCTGAATGGTCAGACCAGGGGCGCGGCATTACTCCGTTGTCATCGGTCACGGGCGATTTGCAGGACGTCAAGGAGTTACGCGAGTACGAATTGAACGCGCAGAAGGCAGCCAGCAGCATCGCCCTGGTTGAACACAATGAAGACGGCTACGCAGACGACTCCGAGGCGTTCATCGAGCAGACGATTGATTCGGGCAACCTGGAGACAACACTTGAAACTTTAGAGGGTGGCGCTATCCGATATTTTCGCGCCGGCTCCGGCTCAAAGATTGAGGTCATGGACAGGAACCGGCCAAGCCAAAATTCTCAGGCGTTTGAAAACGTCATTTTGCGCTCTGCATTCCAGGCGCTTGAATGGCCTTTCGACCTGTCCCTTGACCCTACCAAGATTGGCGGCGCTGTGGTTCGCCTGGTCACGGCCAAGGCGCAGCGCACCGTCGAGAAGAATCAGCGCCTCGTCAGGAAGATTGCCCGCCGCATTGATGGTTATGCTTTGGCCAAGGCAATGAAACTTGGCCTGCTGCCTCAACCGAAGGGCGGCGATTGGTATTCCTGGCACTACCAAGGCCCGCGAAAGATTTCAGTTGATGGCGGGCGCGATGCCGGCGCGGCTCGCGAGGATTACAAACTCGGCCTGACAACATTGCAGGAACTTTACGCCGACCGTGGCCTGCATTGGGAGGATGAGGTCGAAAAACGAATTTCAGAGCAGCGGTTAATCATGGACTTGGCAGAAAAGCATGGAGTCGAATTGAACCGCGCTCAACTTTTAGCACCTGTACAATTTATGATGACAGAAAAGGAAAATCTATGAAGATAAACCAGGAGTTTGAAAAATGGGCTATACTGCCGGCTTGCATAAGCAAAGCACAGGCAATGTTTGTCGCTGCCGTCGCCGACGACGACGAAGATGATGCACCTGGCGACGAGATGGATGATTACACGTTTGCGGAGTCTGAAGGCGTTGCCATCATTCCCGTCGCCGGAGTCATCGGTCATAAACTCAGCCCGGTTGCAAAAATGCTTGGCGCGGTTGATGCGCTCGATGTCATGGCAGCCGTTGAATTGGCAGCCGACGACGATGACGTTTCGACAATAATTTTAGACATTGACAGCCCAGGCGGCACAGTAGCGGGCATTCCTGAACTGGCCGAAACCGTCGAGGCTGTGCAGGCGTCAGGGACTAAAAAAATCTATGCATATACTGACAGCCAAATGGCAAGCGCAGCGTATTGGCTGGCTGCCGGTGCTAATGGAATCTTCGCCGCACCCTCGGCAGACGTTGGCAGCATCGGCGTTTATTTGCCGGTGATGGACACCAGCAAGGCGTTAGCTGAACAAGGCGTGCAGGTTGAGCTTTTCAAGAGTGGAAAATACAAGGCCGCCGGATTCCCTGGCGTGGCACTTGACGAGGAAGTCAGGAAGCACCTGCAACTTGAAGTCATGGAAACCTACAACGAGTTTGCCGGCTTCGTAAAAGGCTATCGACCAGACCTCGGCTACGAGCATTTGCAGGGGCAAACATTTACAGGCCGCCGCGCATCCACCATCGGCCTAATTGATGGCGAGGCAAAAAGTCTTGATATTCTCTTGCAAAATTTAGGGTTAAGCTAAACTGGCCAAATAAATTGTTTTTTTTGACATGACAATCGCAGAAGAAAACGCCGACCTGAAAAGTCAACTTGAGGCTTTGACAGGCGGCAACGATGAGGCCCAGGCCAAGATTGCTGCCCTGGGGGAGCAAACCGAAAAACTCGAAAAGGCCAATGCCGCATTGATTGACAAAGTGGCGGGACTTGAAAAGGAGCTTGACGAGAAACAGGCCGAGCAGGCCACCGTCGAAGAACTTGCAGGCGCACAGGCCGCCGAGATAGTTGCCCAACAGGGCGCGGAGCCGGTTGCCGAGGACGTCGAGGAAGTCAGCAAGGAGAAAACCGTCGAGGAACTTTGGAACGACTACCACGCGATTGAGAACTTGAAGGAACGGACGATTTTTTATCGTAACGAAATTCAACCAAAAATCTGATTTTTTAGGAGCATACTGACATGGCAAACACTATCGGGGGCATCAATTTAGCCCAAATCGCACAACAAACGCTTGAAACGCTTTCGGCCGAGATGCCAGTGGTTTCGGCATTCACAACTGACTTCAGCAGCGACGTTGCTGATGTCGGCGAATCGGTCAGCACGCGAGTAGCGACTGCTGTTAGCGCAGGAGACGCCACAAGTGGATACTCTGCAACGGACGTAACATCAACGGCCAAGACAATAACGCTGAACAAGCACAAGCATTTCACCGCTGCATTTACCGACCTGGAAATTGCCAAGGGTGGTATGGATATGTTGGAGCGTACTTTTGTCCGTCCGGCTGTTCACGCAGTTGTTAACGCAATGCTGGACGACCTGCTTGCCTTGGTTGTCAATGCGACCTACAGCAATAACGTAGTCGTAACAGCCGGAAACTTTGGCGCTGACGAT